CTCTCAAGTGTTCGGGTGTGTGGCGTGGGAATTAATAACCCATGATCGAGAGTGACCCCTCTATTAGCACCTCCTAATCGGTTTGACTGCCGAGCAGGAAATAACGACGGCCAGGATGGCGTGATTCTAAATACGAGCACAAACTAGTCACTGAGTCGCTTTGCCCTCAGATTTAAAAATCTACTTTGCTAAGTGGAAAGGGTTATATCGTCTTGCAAATAATAAGAAAAAAAGTAAATATAAAGAAACATTTATTAAATACTGGGCGAGGCTTGCCGAGCCATGGGAGTGAGAGATGAGCGGTAAAGGAAGTAAACAGCGACCGACCAATAAAGTTGAGTTTGACAAAAACTTTGACAATATTTTCGGAAACAAAGATACTAAGGTTACTAAACCAACGGGGAAGTGCGATGAAAGAACTAAGCGAAAAGCAGCTACTAAAAGAAATTAAGAAAAAGTTTGAGTACCGTGATGGTAACTTGTACTGGCGCGAAGGGAATGGCCGAAAGTCTGGCAAGCTAATACGCGGCGGCATAGGTTTGTACAAGGTTTGCGCCGTAAACAGAGTTCCCTATTATCAGCATAGGCTCATTTTTTTGTATCACCACGGGTACATGCCTAAGTACCTAGACCACATCAACAACGACCGGCATGATAACCGGATTGAAAATTTACGCGCTGTGTCTGCGCGGCAAAACCAGCACAACAGGTCGATTAACAAAAACAGCAAAAGCGGCGTAAAGGGTGTAAGCTGGCGCACGCAGGCAGGCAAGTGGGTGGCTAAGACTTGCTGTGATGGTAAGGATTATTATTGCGGTCTGCACGACAATCTTAGTGATGCGGAGAAGGCAGTAAAGGAAATGCGGGAAAAGCTTCACGGCAAATTTGCTAACCACGGATAAGGGGGGAACATGTTACTAAATACTAAAGAAGACTGGCAGCCAGATGAAGCTGACACTATCGCCTGGCAGAGAGCCTATCCTGCCGTCAATGTCCACCAAGAGCTCATGGCAATGGAGTCCTGGTGCGACGCGAATCCAACCAAACGCAAAACGAAGCAGGGCATCAAGCGCTTTGTTAACTCTTGGCTAGCCAGGGCGCAGAACCAGGGCGGCTCTCCGATGGCCAAGAAGGCTAGCAAGAACGAAAGCATTAGGGCCAAGTCTATCGACATGCAGATGACTGACATCAGTTGGCTGGACACAGATGCGCAATTGCCGATGAAGCAGTATTATCTCGACAAGTTTGGATTTTATTACGACGGGGAGCTGAAGAATGCCTGACAGAAGATTCGACAGCAGGACTAGCGGTAAGCAGCCAAAAAAGTACAAATTTGTTGGAAGCCACGAAAACCTAGTGACCGGCTGTTTTTACACGCTGAGAGAGATCGCCGCCAAGGCAGGCATAAAAAACAAAACGATGCACAGTAGGATGGTAGGTAAAGCTGAGGTTGGCGACAAGCAGGTAAGAGCAACCGAGGATGCGTTCGGCGGGATAGGGAAGTCAAAAGCCAGCTTATATGATCGCCTGGAAACGGCAGAAATGAAGCAAAGTGACAAGTGGCTGAGGATGCGTCTATGAGCCAGGGCGATTATGTAAAGATATCGCACGCTGTTGAGGTCGATAAAAAAGTGCAGTATTTAATTAAAAGGCTGCAGGATTGGGATTACGCTGTTCCGCTTGCTATAAAATTGGAGCCCTGGGTAGATTCTCGCTCACTGGACCAGAACGCTTTATTTCACAAGTGGTGCAGGCAACTGTCTGAAAAGTTTATTAAAGACATTCCTGACGCGACACCAGAGGGTGTTAAGTGGATGATGAAGCATAAGTTTTTGCAGACTAAAACAATTAAGGTCGGGCAAACTGTTTTGAAGGACCAGATACAAAGTACAGCGAAGCTAAAAAAAGGCGAGATGTGCCATTTTATGGACGAGGTATACGCCTGGGCGGCTGACAGGGGTGTATATTTAGTAACGCCAGAGTACAATGAGTGGACTGAACTAAAGCGTAAGCAGGATAATTAGTATGGCTAAAATGGATCCAGCACTTTTATTAGATTTTGCACAGACTGATCGCCAGGTAGAAATCTGCCAGGCAGTTATAGCTCATGGCAGCAACAACAAGGCATCAAAAGCCCTGGGAGTAGGGCGCAGAGTTGTCGATAAGATTATGCACAACCTGGAGAGTAGAGCTGCCATCAACGCAGTAGCTCCGCACCGCAATGTGAATCACGAGACGATGGAGGGCTTTGAGGCTAAAAGGGTATCAACGGCTTTTAATTCTGATGGTGACATAGCCTTACAATGGGTAATTCAAGAGCCGCTGAAGCGCAGCCTGCAGGAGAAGGTTGAGGCGATGATGGAGGGCATGAAAGATGACCTGGCTGGATTTAAGAAGCCGGTTAAAGCGCCAAAGAAAGTTAATGCCGACTACCTTGCCACCTATATCATCGGTGACCACCATTACGGGATGTTAGCTGACGCTGCTACCAAGCTGGACAACGACGACTGGGATATCAAGATAGCGACTAAAGTGCTGATTGATGCTGTAGACAGGCTAGTATCTAGGGTAGGAGATTGCGAGACAGCAATTCTTCTAAATGTAGGCGACTTTTTTCATGCCGACTCAAGTAAAAACGAGACCACCGCTGGAACCAGGGTAGATGTAGATACTCGTATCGGCAAGACGTTTAAGCTGGCTGGTAGGTTGTTTCAGATGTTGATCGACAAGATGCTGGCGGTCCACAAGAACGTCATAGTAGTAAATGTGCGGGGCAACCATGACAGCGATATGGCCTGCCACCTGTCTAGCTGCTTGGAGATTCTGTACCAGAAAGAGCCCAGGGTAAATGTCCTAGAAAACTACTCAAAGTTTTTGCATTACGAGTGGGGCAATAATATGTGGGTCTACCACCACGGGGACCGGATAAAGCCAGAGCAGATACTGCAGACGGTTATCAAGAACCTGGACAACGAGTGGTCATCGCATAAGAATAGGTACTGTCTCCTGGGGCATATCCACCACCATGTCAGCCGGGAGTATGGCAGCATGCAGTTCTCCTGGTTCGGTAGTCTTACTTCTACAGACCAATGGCACTCAGATTCGGGATTTTCATCAGAGCGGAGCATGACGGCTATTGTCTACCATAAAAAATACGGTGAAGACTCTAGGGTTAAGATTACAGTGGAGGCTCTTGATGGGTAATGTTATTTCGCTGCATAAAAAGAAGACAACGGTTAAAAGACTTTATTGTGAATGTGGAATCGCTCTGTCGTATTGGGTTGATGATTACGGTGATAGCTATGGTTTATGTCACCGCTGCGATCTTAATACGCCTGATGAAATTAAAATCCAGATTGAGGAGAATGAAGAATGAAGCACGCTACAAGCGAAGACTGGCGACGATTAAAGGAATCTATACCCGCAATCGAAGAGTGGCCAGAAGATGATGCGGTAAATAACCCCAGCCATTACAGAGCCGGCGGCATCGAGTGCATCGAGGCCATTGAGGAGTCTATGACCCCAGAGGCATTTCGCGGATATCTGAAAGGCAACTGCATGAAGTATCTGTGGCGGTATACCTACAAGAACAACCCTGTCGAGGACCTGCAGAAAGCTCAGTGGTACCTGGCGAAGCTAATCAGCCGCGAGATATTCGACGATGCCGATTAAGCGCGACGCTGCAGACAAGTGGTTTAGTGATGTGGTCAGGCAAAAGGCTGGCTTCCAGTGCGAGCACTGCGGAAAGCAGGATGGCAGAATGGAGTGCGCACATATCTGGGGAAGGGCGGCTAAGTCGGTTCGCTGGTCTATGGATAACGCACTATGCCTGTGCCACTACTGCCATAAAGTGTTCACGGCTAACCCGCTAGACTTCAGTGTATGGCTTGAGTCGCATCTAGGCCAGGGCCACCTGGATATGCTTAGGGAGAAGTGGCAGGTGCTAATGCCAACCAACAAGAAGCTCAGGGCAGAGATAGCCAAGCACTACCGGGAAGAGCACGCCAAGATGCTCCAAGACGAAGAATACCAGCCCACCTCATATAACTAAATGCTCTAACCAGGGCCCTTTTATTCCAAAGTGTTGTAATCGAAAAGCTTGACAGTTTATTTGTTGGGAGGTATTATTACACCTCAATCAAACAACAAAGGTAATAAACAAATGAACATACCAGCTAAATTTGACCGAATCGTAGCGACTCAACTGAAAAACGGTAAGTACCGATTTGAAGCTGTTGAGCCTAATGGCACTAAGCACGTTATCAGAAAGGCAGGGAATCTCACAAAGGGTGTAGTGCAGTGGAAGTCGAGCATGAATCAAGTTGCACACCATTTTGGCTACAACATTGCTGAGGCTTACGCCGCAGGCGCATCTGGGTATGTTGTGAAAGTATTCAGCCCAGGTAACGGTGTCGAAGTTATACCGTTTGAGGCTTAATGATCTAACCGCCCCCTACGGGGGGCATCAAAAACCAAGGGGAATAATATGAAAGCAGTTACTTTGTGTAAGCACATCAACAAGGCGTTTCCAGAAGCTAACGCTGTAACGGTTGATCAGTTTTACGGTGAAGAAGAAGTTAACCAGGATGGCATTTGGTTTCGCTCAGAGGGTGCGGTTGCCCCTGATGGCGAAAGTCTCCACAACTACTGGGCAAGTGAG